TAGGGCATTCAAGAGTCGACCCGCGCCCCTAGCCCTTCAAGGGCACGCGCACCATACGGTGACTGTTCGGGGCGCGGGTCTCTGTACTCGTGACGCTACCGGATGGGGGTCGGCAGCTTGGCGAAGCCGTCGCGGAGGTCAAGCTGCTCGCGACGCGACTGACGGTGCGTCCCTGGTGTGGCGTTGACGAACTCGCGGAGCCTCTGCTGCGCCCCGACGATGTCCTTCCTCGCGATCTGCCGCGACTCCGCCTCGTACGCGTACTCCAGCCGCCGCTTCGCCTTCCGCACTTCGAGTTCGAGGCGGCGTTGCTTCTGCGTCACCGCGAACGCTTGCGCGTGAGCGTCGGTCCACTCGAGTGGGTGCAGGACCGTCACGCCGGGGAAGACGGGGATGAGGGTGTGCTCGCAGTTCGGGTGGAACAGCCCCGCTGCGATCGCGACCGACAGAGGCGTCGCATCCGGGTCGTCGGTCGCGTCGTCGGACAGAAGCGCGCCCTGCCACGGGAAGCACAGCGGGCACGAGCCCGGATGGGCAGGGATGGTGAAGTAGTGGATGCCGAGCGCGTTCATCCGCTCCAGGTGCGACGTGTTGTACGCGCGAGCTGACGCGGTGCGCACCGCCATCTCGACGTAGGCGGAGAGCGACCAGTCGCGGCCCGACACATCGGTGAAGCCGCGAACGCCCTGCGACACGAACACCCGCCACGCTGCGGCCTGAGCCTGCGCTGACGTGAACTCGTTCGGTGACACCCCGTAGATCGCACCGTGCGGGGCGATGGCCTTGTAGATGTCATCAGGGAGGCGAGTGATCCGCCGGCGGACGTCGTCGAGGCTGCTCGTCAGGTCTCGGGCGATGGCCTGCGCTGCCCGCTCGCCATGCCGCAGTGTGAGGTCGAATGGATCATCAGGGAGGGCGAGCCCCGATCCGGGCGGCGGTGGCAGTTGACGGCCACCGGATCCGGACGACGGCAAGGTGGCCAGCGCCTTCGACACTTGGGCACTCGCGGTGCGGCGCCCGTCGTTCGTTGCAGCAGCGACCATGGCCTGAATGGCGGGCGTCTGCGCGGCGAGGGAGTGAGCGATGCGGCTGGCCAGGGCACGAATCGCAGCAATCGCGTCGAGGCGTCCAGCGGTCGTCGCCGTGGTGCGGGCGAACACTGCGGTCGCGCCGGCCAGGAGTTGCTGCTCGGCCAGGATGTACGCGGCCGCGATCTGCGCCGCCAGATCGGATGCGGTCGGGTCAGCCACGGTTACGCCGCGACATCCTCAGGGGCAGCAGGTGCGCCGAACGGTGCGAACGTCGGATCCTGCAGCTTCGGGGCCGCAGCGATCTCAGCATCGATCGCAGCCGCTTCCGTCGCGACCATGTCCGGGTCCCAGTCCGGGTGCACCGTGGACACGATGACCTTCCGGGAAGCGGCATGCGCAGCATCGAGCAGTTGCGCGGTGCGGGCCAGCTTCTCCGGGTCAGCCTGCGACACGGGGGCGAAGATCACATCGGGGGCGACGGACAGGTCGCCGAGGTCTTCACCGCCGAAGATGGTCTTGTCGATCTCGAGCGCCGCCAACGCCCACTGCGACAGGGCGGCCTTCGCGTACAGGGCCTTCTTGTCGCGGGTGCGCTCCGAGTCGGACAGGTCGGCGACCACGGCGGTGGCGGTCTTGTTGTTCGATGCGCCCATCTTGTTGTCGATGCCGAGGTGCGACTCCGAGTAACCGAGCGCGGACGCGATCTCCTTCTTCAGCGCCTCGATCGTGGCGAGGTGCTCGTCGACTCGGATGTCGAACTGCACGATGCCCATCGGTGCGCCACCGTCAGCAGCCTTGCCGAGCATCGCGCCGACCGGGGTGAACACCTGCCGGTACAGGTCGAACTCGCCGCCTGTACCGGGGCCGGTCAGGGTGAGCAGGTCCTCGGACACGATGAGGCGGCCTTGGCCGTTGTCGACGTCGCGCATCAGGGAGGACCACACCTGGTCGACCTTGTCGAGGAGGTCTTGGATGCCGTCGAGGTCTGAGCGTCCGAGGCTGGCCAGGACGCCGAGCTTGCGCCAGTCGCGGACCGGGCGGGCGTTGGGCATGTAGACGACGTCGAGGCGCTTCGACCCGGTGCCGACCGCGACGGACATGGGCAGGTCGAGTCCGAGGGCGAGGGTCGCCCCAATGTCCGAGGCGTTGCGGAGGGTCTCGTAGAACGCCGTCTCAGCGCGGGAGTTCAGCGGCACGATGCGGCCGAGGGTCTTCACCGTGCCGCAGTACAGCGTGTACGTGATCGTGCCCGGCTCGTGCTCCTCGATCAGGCGGTAGACGTCCTGACCTTCGAACATCTCAGTCCACAGTTGCACCGACGCGAGCCGACCGAACCGGAACACGGGGATCGCACAGTCGGCGGCGAACACCTTCGGGAAGACGTGCTCGGCGAGCTCGGTGTCCCACGCCGCAGCGATGTAGGCACCCCCGAGAGCGGCCGCGTACTCGCCGGCCAGCAGCATCTCCGCACGGGACTCGTCAGTGGCGATGATCGCGTCGAGGCGCGCCTGCGCCGGATGCTGCCACACCTTCGGCTCGGCGTCCGGGTTCTCCTTGGTGCCGTCGTCGAAGTCGTCGGGGCGGGAGAACAGCACTTGCGGTGCCTCGCCGAACAGGAGGTCAGCGGACAGGGTGCACAGGTCAGCCGCGAGAGGCAGGTGCAGACGCATGCGGCCTTCGTGGTTGTTCTGCTGGTCGACCTGCTCACCCCAGAACCACTTCGACAGGGTGCCGAGCACACCGCCGCGGTACGCCCGGCCGGAGACCGTGTGGGTGGTGTTCGCGCCGCGGCCGCCGTAGATGTTCGACAGCGTCTGGGTGTCGCCCGTGTACCAGGCGTCGAGTTCGCGGTACCGGTCGAATGCGATGTCGAAGGGGATCGGAGGCCACACGTCGGCGTCAGCCATGGCGAGTTCCCCTCGTGGATGGTGGAGCGGTCACCGAGAGGCGGATACCTTGCGGCGTTTCGCTGCTCTCGGTGACCGCTTGCCGACGGTGCGCTCTTCCACAATCGGCGCTCGCTCTGACTCAATCGGCGGTCTGTTAGGCGGCGAGCTTCAGGTGCTGTCGCCAGATGTTCTCGGTCGTGGTGATCGCATACCTGCCCGCGTCGAGCGAGTGGTCAGCGACCTTGATCGGCTTGTCTTCGCCCTTGAGCGTCGCCTTCGGGTCCCACGCATACCCGGGGGCCTCAGTGATGAAGCCAGGGCAGCGGTCGGACACGATGAGCCTCTTGTTCGCGAGCAGCGACGCCATGGTGCGGATGCCGTACAGGACGTCGTTGTCGGCCTCGGTTGTGGCGATCGCGTGGGTCTTGAGCAGTTCGACACGGAAGGACGCCGCTGACGGGTCCACGATCGTGAAGCGAGGCTGCAGCCGGACCGGCGTTGATGGTGGCAGGTGCCCGTCACCAAGCCACGCGACAAGGTCGCGGGCGAGTTCCCCGTCGGTGAGCTTCTGCTGCGACTGGCGGGAGTCGCGACGGAACTCGTCGATGAGGAACAGCCGCGGTGTCGGCTTGAAGTACACCGGGTCGCGTTCCGCGGACAGGCCGAGCAGCAGGGCGGCGGTGGCGTTCGTGGTGCCGTAGTCGATGCCGACCGCGATGAGTTCGCGCATCTCGGGCAGGTCGTCCCAGGGCATCACATGCAGGCTCGGGTCCCACATGTCGAAGACGGCACCCTCAGCAGCGACCCACTCGCCTTCGATGAAGCGGCGGTACCAGAGACCGGTGAACTCGGAGCTGATCTGGGCTACGTACAGCGGGTCGAGGTGGTCTGCGCCGGCCAACTTGAAGTGGAAGTGGTGCCAGCCGTCGAGTTCGGCAATCCGGTCGAGGAAGCGGACCTTGAACCAGTGGGCGGGGCTGTCGGGGTTGGTGGTGCCGAACAGGCGTGCGCCGGTGACCGACATGCGGCCAAGCAGTTGGGTGAAGAACTCTTCGGGGATGACGGTGATCTCATCCACGTACGCGCCAGCGACGGTCAGGCCTCGGAGGACCTTCTCTGCCTTCGCGTCGGATGCGCCGATCACGTACACGACCCGGCCCAGGATCCGGGCGGTCGGTGCGCCGTAGGTGTACGACACCAGGCTGGAGATGGGGCCGAAGAGGCCGAACTCCATCAACGGGGCGAACACGTTGCGGTAGGCGCTGTCGCGGGTGCGGGCGATGACCACCAGCTGCCCGCCAGTCGGGGCGACGGCGACGAAGATCAGGAATGCGACGAGGGAGGCGATGGTCTTCCCGGTTCGGATCGCACCGTCCCAGATGTTCACCCGGCCAACAGCGCCGCGGATCGAAGACATCTGATCCGACGACATCGCCGGTGCGTCAATCGTTGGGGATGACACCGAGCGCCTTCCCGAGCGAGACCAGCATCGCCTTGCCCTCAGCTGCACCCTGATCGGTGTCGAGGCTGTGCTGCTTCATCACCTTGTCGTGGGCGACAGCAGCGGAGGTCATCATGTTGCGCACGGCATCCGCCGGCGGCAGATCGAGGGTGTGCTCGTTGTAGTCGTTCATCTGGCCGCCGAAGCTGAACACCACGTACGGCTGGGATGCGCGACCGAGCTCCTGCACGGCGACATCCCGCATCAGGCGAGCCAGCTCGTCGCCAAGGTCCTTCAGGTCAGCGCGCCGAGCCTCAGTCGCTGCCTTCGTTGAACTCGCACGCTCGAAGGTCTTGCCCGCATCCTTGACGACTTGGGACACAGTCC